ACTTGGCGGCAAAGTCTTGAATCTGTTTTATTTCGGCGTCATACGCTGCCGCGGTTTCTGTGACGTAACGACCAAGCGCATCGCTCTTGCCATCGAAGTAGGCATTGATCGAAATACGATCCTGGTTGTATAGACGCTCAAGGCTTGCATTGCGCGAATCAAGTAGACGCTGCTCATCCCTTATGAAGTTTTCGAGCGTGCTCAGTTGGTCGTCTAGTTGTTTCTTTGCAAGTTGCGCGGCATTGTCTGTCTTGCTGCCACCTCCGGTCCTTCCTGTTCCTCGCAATGCCGGAGCAGTGATCTTGGGTCTTGTTAAGCGTTCTAGTTCCCGGTCTGGATTAACAGTCCCGATTCGGCTAGCTAAGGATGGCCCCGCGGCCAGCCCGAGAATGCGTTGCTCAAGCGCATCTAATTCTTTACGTGCTCTAACGCCATCCTCTTTGACGGCATCGCTGATCGCGCGGAATCCATCAAAATCGAGATTAGCTAACGCAACAAGTTGTGCTGCTATGGCGCCAATCTCTCGCCCGACTCCCTCCAAAACAAATTTGAAATTAACGAACAGAACACCAAGCGTTTCGACGACCGTCTTGCCGATCTGACCCAACAAACCAATTGATCCGGACGCTTCTCCGACCCGCACGAACTCGTCTGCAAGTGCCTGCAATGCAGGCAGCATGTCGTTGACGATGCTTCTTGTTCCGCCCTGTATTAAAAGCTCGATCTTTCCGATCGTGTCGTTAAATTCATCCGCCGCTCTAGCGGTTTCAGTAGTGACTCCACCGAATCTTTCAAAATAGGCGACGTTTGCCTGAAGTGCTTGCCCGCCGTCGGCAAGTAACGGCGCCATCTCTCTAAATGACTTGGAGAAAAACGCATTGCTAAGCGCCGCCTTTTCCGGGCCGTCCGCATAAGCCTCAAATGCGGTAGCGATCTCAGAGAAAATCTTGTCAGCGGTTTTAGTTTGACCGGCCGCATCCTTGACTGAGATTCCGAGCTTCTTGAATGCATCTACGGCATCCTCTTCACCACGTACCGCTTCCGCAATCTTAATATTGAGTTTGCCGAATGCTGCCGAGACTCCCTCTAAATCGGTTCCTGCCTGCTTTCCTGCGAAGCCAAGTCCACCAAGAGTAGTTACAGCAACGCCAGTAGCTTTAGATAAATCATTCAGCCTGTCTTGTGCGTCGATTGCGCTTTTGACAATTGCGACAAAGCTGACGCCCGCCAATGCCTTACCGACGTTCTTGCCAAAATCGGTAAGGCTCTTCTGGAACTTCTCCGCCTCTCTCTGTGACTGCTGCAGGCCAGTTACAAATTGCGCTGCATTGAGTCCGAGAAGGACATCTAACCGCCCAACCGGTGTCGCCATCTCTTACGCCTTCGGCTTATGCGGGTGAAAGCCGACCGCTCTACGGGCAAGTTCCATCCGCGTTACGTTTGCCGGCAATTCTTCTTCTGACGAATGCGTTTTCAGCATGAAGTCATTCAACCCCAAGTTTTTAGCGCCGCCCATCGTCTTTGCAACCACGAGAGCAAGCTGCGCCAATAGGATTTCAATACGCTTAAACGGGAAGGCGTGTCTTGAGACATGACGGCTCCATTGGGCTAGCTCAGATTCCGTCATGGATTTGAGCATCAAATCGGCTGGCATCCCCAAATGCAACGCGAGCTCCATGACGAACTCGTCGCGCGGGGTGACTACTTTGGGTCTGCGCTATTCGCCTGATTCGCTGCGTTCAGAATTGCGGTCTGCGCTTTGGGCGGTAGTTTGGAAAGCTTGAGCACCGTATCTGCTTCCGTAGCTGTAAAGAGCAAATCGCCCTTCTCATCGCACAGCATCGAAGCCAGAAGCCGGCCAATGTCGCAGCCGTCATCCTTCTTCGTGGCGTCCAGACTCTTGCGAGTCACGTCCGCGTCGTAAGCCGTCATCACCCGCACGAAGACGGGGCCGATTCCATCAACCTCAAGCCGGATGGGCTTCGGTGAGGAAGCCTTCAGGATTGACGCTATCAGTTGATCTCGGTTCATTACGCGAAGTCCCAACGCGCGCCGGTATTGCGGATAACGGTCGTGCCAGTCCACACGGTTCCGTTGCCTGCCGTAGCGCTTGTCTGCTGCACGAATCCAAGCTGTATCAGCGTCCCGCCGTCATCCGGTAGCTCCACCCGCACCGCCATGATTTCGCCCGATGCATCGAAGGCGTTCAAGGCGACTTGGATCGTGTCCGTCAGTGGCGCGAACAGGTAGTCAAGGGATGTCGTTCCAAAGTCACGTAGACCAAGCAGGAACTCCGCAGCGTCCGAACAGATGGTAGTAGTCGGAATTTCCGGCTTCGTGCCCCCTGTCTGGTTGTAGTTCGTCAGTTGGCACCAATTCGAAAAAGCGCCCTCATCGAACACGCCGCCGCTGGTATAGGCGCCGTAACCAGAGCCATCTACCCCGAGCAAACTGAAGGTGTTCGCGCTTAGTTCCTCAATGACAAACGTCTTACCGTTGACCTCCGTCATTCCACCGGCGCCGGTGATCTTGACGACATCGCCGTCCGTCAAACCGTGCGCGGTTGAAGTGACTACAGGGGGTGATGCCTGAGTGATTGCTGAGATTGTGGGAGAGGGAGAGCCAGAACCGGTGTAACCGGTAAGCACCTTGACGCTGCTCCCTTCCCATTTGTATGCGATGCCGCCGGCCATGTGAAGCTCCTTTGCTTAGTACAAGAAAAAGCCCGCACTAGGCGGGCCGTGGGTAAAACATTTAGCTACTGACTACGGAGAGCCAGCAGGGCTTGACTTGTAAATCACGTAATCCAATGAGACACGGAACGTCTTGGTTGCTACGTCGTATTCGTTGAAGGTGTTTTCCAGAACTGCCGGCGGCGAGAATGTTTCCATTGCCGCCATGATCTGAACTCTCAATGCCCGAGCCTGCATGAATGTCTTGTCGACGCCATCAATCTGAACTCGTGTATCGGGAGCATCGTCGCCGCTGTCCTTGCACAAGGTTCGCATCGGCACTTCGCTAACCAAGTCATAGCGAATCGAAGGCCATACTGGAAGCGCGCCGCTAGGTTGCACGAAGGTTTCCGGATAGACGCGGTTTGATACCAGCGGGCCTAGTGCAGCGAACAAGTCGGCCTCCGTTGTCATTTCCCGCCGCGCTCCGCTTTCTCAATCCGTAACGTCAGACGTTTCTTCATCGCCTCGACTGCCGCCGTTTTGCCCTGGTCAAACGCTGGACGCATGAATGGTTGCGGACCATGCTGCACGGTTCCGAATTCCTGATAGACGCCAATCGCATAGGGATTCGCTGATATTTCCTCGCTCAATACGCCCTTGCCCTTGCTGCGAACCGTGACCTTGTGCTCGGAGCTAAGTCGACTCTTGCGCACGTAGCGCACGATGATGTTGCTCTTCAGGTAGTTCGGCGGAACCTGTGGCGTGTCTTGCGGCGGTGAAGCGGGAGCCTTTTGTATCGCGAGCCTCTTGATTACCTGCGCCCCCGCGTTCGTCGTAGCTCTAGCTATCTTCGATCCTTCCTTGAAGTCCAAGCCTAAAGCCTTCAGGCGTTCGCCTAATTCGCGCAAGCCTTTGACTTCAACTGTGACGACGCTCGCCATCTAGCCCTCATTCAATCCGGACTTGCAGCGAACCTCTATTTCCTTCTTGTCCATTTCCACTTCCGCGATGCCTTGAATGTTGTAGATGATGTTTGGTCTACGCAGTCTCCATTTCGGAGTCATCTGCGCGAGTCTCGGCTCCCATCTAAAGCGAATAACCGTGTCGCTCTCTGCCAGAGTTCCTGCAGCAAGCAATGCCTCTCTGCCAACTAGCGGTTTAATGTCGCACCAGACCGTGCCCATGTGATGCCAGCTAATGATTTCCTCGCCGGTTTCATTCTGGGATGTGTCCGGTCGATCTATCGCGACGCGGTTGTTTAACTTACCGGCCTGCATCAAGCAAAGCCCATGTTCAGCCGCCAAGGATCCATCAAAGACTTAGCCCCTAACGGAATCTCGCTCAATGTTTCTGGCGTCGTGTGTTCCCTCTGCTCGTAAAGGTGCCCGAGCACTAGCAACATCGCGGCCCTTAGCGAGAACGGCAACGGATAGTCTGGCGTCGGGCTTTCTGCCGGCACTGAATAGCCCGCAAGGTAGCGAATCCGTATCGAGCCAGGGTGATATCTCGCAGTCGGCCACGATCCCAAATACGGCAAGCGGACTCGCGGCGGATCGCTAAACGTGTCGAGCTCGTACTGAACCAGCGTAGGCGAGCCGGTGCCGTCATCCATGACTACCGTCTCGCCTAGTTCGTTCACGTAGGTAAAGCCCGTTATCGCGATCACAGGCCCCATCGGAAGCGCTATGCCATCCCATACGTCGTACTGACTGGCGAACGCATTGGCGCCGTATTCAAGCGTCTGCAAGGCAAGGGAACGGCCAAGGTACTGCTCGCAATACTCTCGCGCTGCGCTGATCTGCCACTGCACCAGATCGGCATCTGAGTATTCAGGCGGGCTGTCGATCGAGTCCAATCTAAGGTGCATCGCAGCTTCGTCTAGTGTGATCGGTTCCACTGTCGGTTGCGTAATCACTTTGACTCCGCTGCGATGCTGCCATGCGGTTCGCCAAGGGTAGTACCAGGCGGGCGGGGAATACAGGTAGCAACTCATGCGGCCTCGCGCGCTTTCCACCAAATTTCATCGGCGTCAGTCGGGATTCTGTTCGGCATATCTGGCGTGCCTAACGTAAAGTGGATGATTTGCGGACGCTGCGGCTTTGGTTGCAGGCCAACGAGCCAGTTGGCTTCTTTGGGCAAGTCGCCAATCTCTGAATCTGCAAGCCATTCGAACGCATGCAGATAGCGTCCCGGCCATTGGTTCAAGGTCGTCAGGTTCAACCGCTTGGTTGCCTTGTGATCGCAGTTCCAAAGCATCACAGATGACCAGAGCTTGCGCGGGTAACTCGTCTGCGTCTGTCCGCGCATCTTGCTTCCGCTCAATCCGTTTAGTTCGTGCTTGACCACCATCACCGCCTTAGATGAATCTGCAACCGCTAACAGTTCCATCGGATCTTCCGAGAACACAACATCGGAATCAGCAAACAAGCACCAGCCTGAATGCGCAAGTAATGGAACAAAGAAACGGGAGATTGCGAACTCTGTTGCCTGCGGTGCATTGGAGTTAAGGTCGAATATCTCTCGCGTTTCTTGTTCCAAGTCTTTCGAATGTCCGCGCCTATCAGTCGGTCGCGTCAGCATTCCGGCAAGGCGTAGCCGCTCCTCGTACAACGGAATTACGTCGCAGCCCCAACCTTTAGCGGTTTTCTCCGCTACGTCATAAGCGCATTTCTCGCGCTCGTCATAGCCTATCCACACGCGGAGACGATCGCGTGGCGGTTCTTTCCATGTCATGCGTCAGTCCCACGAAAGGAAAAAATCACCGCTCATCGTTAACCGCAACTTGGCGCCCAAGCCCTGCAAGTAATTAACCGCGCCAATCTCTTTTAAGCCAAATTGCTGCGCTTTGCCAGGCTTCTGTTCGACGCAAACGACCGGCTTGCAGCGCTTCAATGTTTCCTCACCACCACGTAAGGCATAGAGCTCGTAACCCTCACAGTCGAGCTTGATGAAGTCAACATCCTCAAACTCGTAGTCATCAAGGCGCTTCATCGGAATATTTCCATCGCCCTGTACGTAGCTATCGCCGCTGCTTGTCGGCGCG